TATTGCTTTTTACTCATAGCCACACTTATCGTGTCCTTACTAGGGTTAATAAGCTCAATAGGGTTATGAATTAGTAGCTCTTCAAAGTTTAACCATGAAAACATTTTATTCATATATCCTTTCTAATTTGCATAGTCCTGTCATAAAGTCCATTTCATAAGGAACACAAGGACCATAAGACTGATTTTGTGGGTTTTCGTCTTTAATTCCCCACCATTGATAGCGTGTATTGTACAAGTTAGTAAACATTTGAGGGTTATACTTAACTTCATCGTACTGCACTTTAGGAGTGAACTCGTCATAATCTAACCAGTTAGGGCGAATGTTTTGAAGCATTGAAGCGTTAGTTTTGTCTGTGAAAACTATATGACCGTTCATTGCGCCGTCCTTTGAAATAATGGTCCAATATTTCAAGAATGCCGTATTTGAAGCTGGAATTGTGTATTCTACCGAACGTTCCCATGCTGACTTGGTAGGGTTGTACTTATAAAGCCACGCTCTTTTTTGTTTGTCGTTGATGAACAAAACACGGTCTGGAATTGCCTTAGTACGTTTGTTGTCATACCCTCTGAACCAGTCCTCGCTCATGTGGTCTGTTGCTAGGTATTTTTGGAACAGAGAAACATTCCAACCGATTGAAATACCTTTGATTGCTTTGAGGTTTGTTTCTGTGTCCACCATTCTGACTCTCCAAGGTCGCATGATTAGTCCGTTTGGTAGTCCGTAGGTAGTCATCCAGTCATTCATACCGCTATAACTTGGCTCTCCAAACACTTGTGGAGGTGTTATACCAACCCTGTTACGCATAACTTCAACTTCTTTACCTGAATCTTCATTCACGTAATAAGAACCTAAAGAGTAGCCAACGTTTAAAATTGCTGAACGTGGTATTTCATCAACTCTATAACCTTGACTTGCTTGTTTATAGTGGTAACCCTCTATACATACGTTAGCCATTTCGCCTGCTACTGGGTCAATTGCCGTGTTTTGGTCTACTACATACAACGGTTCTTGTATTGTTGCCCAATCGTTCCCAACACCGTCAAACGCTTGTCTAGCGTCTTGAAATTGCTCTGGGTATAAAGTGTTCCCTGTCATGTCAAACACGCTCTTAGAACCGTTTAAAACGTGAAAATTAACTGTTCTACCACTTGCGTTTGTATACATGTCTGAATCAATTCCAATCAATACACGTTGATTAAGAGGACGACAATAGCACCATACCGCATTCTGTTTTGTATCTCCTCCAAACAGTTCATAGCTTTCATCGTTTAACTGTCCACCCCACACGTAATCTTTAAAGTCGTTACTATTTGAATCAGAATATCCTGTGTATACAGGACGAGAGTCTGCCATGTCTTGGCTTTTAAAATAGTTGTACTCCTCTTCCGTTGTGACGTATGGTGTAACCTTGTCCATTTCAATTTTAGGGAAAAACAAACCGATTTGTTCCTCTTGTCCTGTGCTATCAAGTTCAACCCTCAAACCTAAATTTTCAGCCGTTTCCGTAGTTTGTAGCGTAACTAACTCACTAACAAAAATATATTGCCAAGGTTCAACTGTATAAGTACCCACAGAAGCCACAGAATTGCCGTATAAGAGTTTTAAATTAAAGTCTAAGGGTTTTCTACCAAAATTAGTTAAACGCATTGAAACACCCATTTTTTTGCCTTGTGTGAGGTTTGGTTTAACTGGCAATTTTTCCCAATGTGTCCAATAATTCCACCCCCATGTTCCACTAGCGTTTTTAGGGTTATAAATTCTAATACCTAAGCTATAAGGTCTATGCCAATCGTTAGGGAACTGGCTAGTTCTGTCTACTTCGCTTAAATCGTTTAGTTTGTAGTAATAACCAACGTCAAACTTGTCAGGGTCCTCCGATGTGTCGCCTGTTAAAAATCTAAGGTTTGAACGTGTGAGCAAGTTCCATTGTGGCAACTCTTTACAAAAGTCTAGCCCTGTTTTTTCGTTCCAAGTATATGCTTTATTCAATTGCCAAGCCCTCCACTAAGTCTACTAGTTCTTTTTCTGTGCTTACTTCGTCCACTTTTTGTTGTTTAAGTTTAACGTTTGCGTCAATATAAACGCCCTCAATCTCCATTAATTTCAACAATGCCGAACGGTCTGGCAGTTTATTGACTTCTGTAACTGTTCGCCCTATTTCTGTCTTTCGTCCGTTAGGGTTGTTTTTATATTGTATAACCGTTTTTGTTTCTTGTCCTCCAAAAGCTAGGGTCTTTAATGCCTCTAGCATTTTTTTATTTTCTTCTTCTGTCATACCCATTAAATAAAATAGTCCTCACTTTCTTCACTTTCTAAGAACCACCACATCAAGTTGATTAAAGCGTCAGCCAAGTCAATCTTATCTGTATAGCCCTTTTTAATAATACGCATAAGCCCAAAATCGTTTATTTTCGTTTCTGCGTTCATTAAATGCACCGCTAGTAATTTACTATCAAAATGTATTTTCCCCTCCTCCATGAGCTTCTGAGTGGCTTCTAGGGTATTAGATAGCTTAAAACTGTTCTGCATTACTTTGTTATAAAATTCAATGTCATAAGTTTGTTCAAATTTGTCTATGAAATTCTTGGCATAGTTAGGGTCATAATTCAATGCAATAGGAACACAGCCACTCATAGCACTCATAAAAGCGTCCCATGCTTCATCTGACATGTTATTTATGCCCTCGTGTGTTATTGTTTCCCCTAAGTGCTTAAATTTGTCGTCAGCACTCTCTGGCATGATAGGGATAGCTTTAAAATAATAGTGTCCGTTTTCTCTGTAACCTATCACAGTACCCCAAACATCGCCACGAACAGAGAAATCTGAACCAATGGCAACTAAACGACCCTCAAAGTCTAATGGTGGTACTAGACATTTATCAACTAATTGCTTACTAAAGATTGTAGTGCTGTCAGTCATTGACAAGTTAAAGCGTTTAGTGATAATTTTAGCCATTTTTACAGGGTTACCAATTGCACCTATGAAGTCTTTTTGAATGTCCTCAAGACTTAAAGTGTAGCCTAAAGCTGGGTTAGCCTTAATGTACTTAGAACTGTCTTTTACTTCGTCATAATCGTCCAAAGCATAATAGAATACCCAATGGCTGAAATCATCGTCTTTTACCCATTCTTTCCAACTTTCAAGCTCATCATCATAAGCACCGCCACGAATAACGTTGTTTGTGGTTGAAATAAAAAGCGTACCCTTGTTTTTTCTTAGCCCCTGTCTAATAGTGATAAGAGGGTTCTTTTTAAACGCACCAAACTCATCTATGATTACAAGTTGTTCACGTCCACCGTCTAGCGTGTCCTCGTTACTAGCATAGATAGAAATCTCTGTACCTTTGCTTTTTAGAATTGAGTTATCTTTTACGATGATTTGCTCTTTATTCAGCTTGAATTGATTTTTGAACTTATTGATGATAGTACCTTGACAGTTTCCCATAGCTCTGAAATGCTTCATCAAGATTTTTTCAGCTTGGTCTTTTTTAGTAGCCATTAAAGCTATAACGCTATTAGGCTTAGGAAACAAAAAGAGTTCAATTAAGGCTATCATTACATCAAGAATAGATTTAGCGTTCGAACGTCCTACAATTACAACAAACTCATCAATTTGGTAAGGAGTGCAATACATCAAAGTAAGCACCGCCTTGTGATATGGTATGATTTTAAAACGTTCGTTATTAGGCAAAGTCATAAACTCCTCAATGAAGTTAAAAATTTTCTCTGCCTTGTTGTAGTCTATTTCATGTTCGATTTTAGCCACTTTTTTCTTTAGTAGCTTAATCATTTCGCCATTATCTTTCTTTTGTCCTATCCAGTCTTGAATTAAACTCATTTTTTATATCTCCTTATATTAAGCCCTCCGCTATAATTCTAGCATAGTCTATCAAATCGCCACTTCGTTCCATTCCTTGGTGGCATTTATGGCAAAGAACTTCGGTAGGTACATTTATCACTTCTTTGTAAAAGTCATTGACCTCTAACATGTCGTTTTGCCATTGTAGTGGTATAACGTGATGACAAATTAAGTGTTCTGTACTCCAACACTTCTCACAATGTCCTACCCTGTTCTTTTCTTCACGTGCCTTTTTTATCCACCTAGGGTCATTGTATAACTTACTTTTAGTATAAATCAACGCTTATTCAATTTAACCCCATTTCTTTCTAGTTTGTTATAGATTTCGTTCGCAATTCTACGACCGTCTGCACTAGATTGTACATAAATCTTGATGTCTTGTTGTGAATTGTCTTGTGTTCCAATGTTTGGTGTTGCCGTTGTTCCTTTAGTTGCTCGTGCATAAGGTTGGACAGCATTGACAGCTCTGCTGATTGCTTCCCTACCACCTGCAAAGAATTGCAAGTCTAATGGTAACTGTCCATTTCTTGAACCTAGAATTTTTTGACCTAGTGAAGTAGGTTCTTTAATTCCTAGAGGGTCAATATTACTTCTTAACCAACCCCAATGAAAATCACTAAAAGCGTCGCCCCATGTACTGTTCTTTCTGAACCCTAATGCTTTACCAAGTAAACCAGTATTACCTCCGATGTTACGTGAAAGGTTCAAAGCACTTTGTACGGCACTATAAGCGTTATTAGCCCAATTGTACAAATCTCTTAATGAACTAATAGCCGAACCAACTTTACCTAAGAAACTACCGATAGAAGTGAAGTTAATTTTATTGAAGAAGTTTTCAACCGCTCGTTTAGCGTCATTTACTGCACCTTTCATCTCATCATTTGACACTTTTCCGTCATGGTTTTTGTCAATGATTTGTGTTAATGCACCAACTGCTTTACCTGCCATTTGACCTAACTGACTTCCGATAGTACTTGCCATTGTTGTGGCGTTGTTTCCTAGGTTACCCATGTCAATACCTGTATCGCCTAACCCTTTACGGAAACCGTCCAAAGCACTTGTATTGAAACCGTTAGAAATCATTTCTCTAATTTGTCCCCATGTACTAGGTCCAGAAGCAACTAATTCATTCCCTTTTTGTTGGAACAATTCCAAGGCTCTATTCATGACGTTGGTATCAATTGCACCGTCAGCCATTGCTTGCTTGAATTCTCCTAAACCTATGCTAGTATGGTTAATTTCGTTATATGCTTGAATCAACATATCACGGAACTGTGCACCCAAAGCTGATTGCATGATTTGGTTGAAGTCTTGAGCATGTAAAACCCCTGAACCTAATGCTTGAGCCAAACCATAAGAAAATTGCTTCTGTGTGTCCATTGATAGACCTAGACTGTCCCCTACGGCATTAATTGAATTAACAATTTTAAATGCTTGGTCGCCTGTTAGACTAGTATAACCTGAAATGGTAGACCCTAACTCGTTCAAGTCATTGCGTTGTGATTTTAGTAGCTCACTTCCTGAATCAATGTATGAATTAAATTTTTTGTAACCCTCTGCACCGTCCGACAAAGTAGCTGACAAGCTCTTTTGTGCTTGAATTTGACGGTCATAAGTAGTCATCAAGTTATTAGCAAAACCACCAACCAAGTCAGTAGCCTTTGAAATTCCACCAGTAACAAGCCCAATCGCTGCCGAAACACCACTAACAACATTCCCAATTTTTGAGAAAGTAGATAGCATATTTGAACCGTAACTTTTTACACTATCAAAAGCACCTGATAAGCTGAACCCCTTAGCTGAACCTACTTTGGCTAGCTCTGTGCTTAATCTAGTCGCTTGCGTTTGTGCTTTGACTAACTGGCTTTCTAATGCCTGTACTTGTTTTTGTGTAGCACCTGACATCTTAGCATTTGCAAGTGCCTTTGTTAAATTATCTACGTTCTGTTTAGCAAGGTTTAAAGCTCTTTGTGTTTCTTTAATACCTTTGTCTTTCATAGTCACAGAACCTGTTATTTGAGCGTTCTTGTTTGTTTCTTTAGCTAGGCGACCAATATTATTAATTTCTCTCTGTGCTTCCCTAGCACTACTTAAAACGCCCTTAGTGTCCAGTTCTGCCTGAATGACATATTTTTCTTTAGCCATTGTTTGTTATACTCCTTAATTTACGCTTAATAGTTTTAGTTTTGTCGTCCATTTCGTGAGTAGCTTTAACTAGTGTTTGTCCGTATCTTTGGTGTAAGTGGCGGTCATGAAGCAAGACGTTCAGCATTCTCCAACTTTCCTCTTTATCTTGAAAACCGTTAATAATACCAATATTACCACTTTTAAGAGAACCGTACGACCTAGTAACTTGTTTGGTAATTTTCTTGGTATCAAATTTTGCACGATATCCTGAAAAGTCGCCACCTAATGAACTTTTATAACTGCGTTTTACTGTGTTCTGATTAGAATTAAAAGCGTCAGCCATTTCTAACCAAACTTTTTTAAGTTGTTTCTCTGTGAATTTTTCTAGTCCTGTGATTTGCTTGGTGGTTGCCATAATTTTACCTCCACATGTTCCGCTTTGTTCAGTTCTTCTGCGGTTGTTTTCTTCTTCTCTTTAGGTGTCAACGCTGAAATTAATTTGAGTGTCCACGCTAAAGGTCTATGGCTATATACTTCATAGGGAACTCTAAAAGCCGTCATAGCACTAACAATTGCAAGTGTTGTAATTCTTGCGGTTTCCCCTATTTCTTCTCTGCTAGTGCTATCGCTTTTTTTGTTTCGTCTACCAATTGTTCCATAAGTTCAGCAACTGTAACAGGTAAAAGTCCACCAATTAAAGCACCCAAAATTTCATCAAGTGTATATTGTGGCGCACAAGCCCAAAAGAACAACGCTAAACTGTGATAGTCACGTTCATTCAAATCTCCAAAGTAAATTCCGTTGTCTTCCATACGTTCTAATGCTTTAAAATCAAATTTAAAATCTTCTTTTTTCATTTTTCTGTTCTCCTTATAAATTAAAATAAAAGAGTGGGAACTATTAATTCCAAGCCCTCCACTCTTAAAAATTACTCTTTGATGTCAGTACCTGTGAGCGGTTTGAGTTCGTTGAACAACTTTTTAAATGCCAATGCTTTGCCACTTGTTCCAGTATTTAGCTCTGTATCGGACACTTTGAATTTTACAAATAAGCGTTTTTTGTCCCCTAGTGTAAAATCTCCAGTCGTCACAGTTGCTGTGTGTTCGTATTCTTTACCAGTTGGACTTTCTTCGTCCGCTTCTGCCGTGTCACTTGGTGTTGTAGCTTGGACACTAGGGTAGAATGTTGCTTTGTACCCTGTTCCGTCGTCGTCACGGTAACGCTCTGCATAAGCAAAACCATAAGGCTTATAATTTGCTACGTCGTCAGTCAAGAACCCTTGAACACTTCCAAACCCTAAAGCGTGAGTTGCAAAGTCGTCAGGTAAATCATAAGACTTAACTGTAATTTGTGTTGTTTTAGCCCCTGCGATTGTACGATAAGGAGCATTAAACCCTGCATAGAAGTTTGTATTTTCTTGGTTGTTCTCTGTTTCAATACCACGCAAGCCTGCGATCGGAATACCTGCCGTTGACCCAGTAGGGTCTGTGAACACTACCCCATACCCTAGACCGTGGGTTAATTCATTTTTTGCCGTATATGCCATTTATTTTTATCCTCCTACTGTTTCATAAACTTTAATAGCACCGTCTTTGAGGAAACCACCACAAACTAAAACAGTACCATATACTTGCACTTTATTATGGCGAACATCTTTAATTACTTTAAACTCTGGTACCAAGTCCCCTGCAAGAACTCCCTTGTAAGGGTTAATAAGCACCTTGTCAAAAGTGTTACCCTCTTCTGTGTTATAGTGCTTAAAGCTCAAAGTTTCAATTTTTGTAACTCCATTAACAACTGGCGTGAAATCATTTTCTTTTACAAAAAGAACATCGTCGCCTGATTGTGAAAACTTGTTAGCACTTGCTTTCTGTTTAACCGCCCCAACAATTGAACTTGAAGCGATTGAGCTATGAACTCCACCCCAAATTAAATGGCTTTCGATTGTTTGATATAAAGTATCTCGTACTGTATTCAATGCACTTTGTACACCGTCAGCAGTTAAATTCCCTGAATCAGAAAGATTAATACCAAAACCAAAGCCACGAGGTGTGAGAATTTTATAACTCGTTTCAGTTACATCTAACACGCTATTAGTTTGCCCTTGTTCTTTAGCTTCAGGAAAGCCTGTTAAATCGACCGACTGCAACAAATCAGCCCCAACTTTAGGGATACGTGACAATAGAGGGAACAAGTTTCCAAGTTCCCCTACGTTAGTCACATTTTTAATTTGTTGAGCATAACGGTCTGTAATATTAAATTCAGCCATTATTTACTCCCTTTCTTATTTTTTACCTCTTGAAACTTCCTCAGTTATCCGTTTTTTTTTTAGGTAAGCCGAACGGTTTTTACCACGGATAGAACCACCTACAAGAGTTTCAGAAAGCCATTGTTCAACGTTATAACGGAGGTCAAAGTCGTTGTAATTTTCCATGTTCAAATCTCCGATAAGAACGTACTCATCGTGATTGTAAACCGCTACTTCGTCTTTAGGCATCCAGACACGTGTTTCAAGATTAACCGCACCAAACGATTGAGCAATTTGTGCCTTTGTCGCAAGTTCGTTGAAACGTGAGTGACCGTCTGTTCCTTTAGCTTTACGCAACTCTGCAAAAGTTTGTGGACTCATAACAATTGTGATTGCGTCAGAAATTGAGCATTGTGCAACTGCGTCAGTAATACCCTCGAACAAGTCAGTGTATTCAATTTGTGGTGTCCAAGCGTCAGTAGTTTCGCCTTTAAGACCCCAGAACCCGTTAGAACCGTTGTTACTGTCTTTAGTACCGTTGTCAGAACCAAGAATCATGTTGTATTCCACTTTTTGGATAACACGGTTTACCATTTCAGACATTACGTATTCAGACAACGCACCTGAATCATTTACACCACGGACTGTTGCTTTATCCATTTGTAGGTATGCTTCTGCCATTTGCGGACGAAGTGAGCGTTTAGACGGAGTTTGAGATTTGTTTTTATCTGTACCTGCTACGAAAGTGCCTTTGATAAATGTATCATCTACACCGTCCTCTGCAAGTGTCAAACCTTGGAAACGTGCCTTAGTTGCACCGTCATAGATACCTGACTTTTTAGCATATTTAGATGTGATAGACCCAAGAGAGTTTACAACGTTCAAAGTTGAAGCATTAGCAAATTCACGCAAGAAACCTTGTTCAGGCATTTCAGCCATTTTTGAACCAAGTTCACGCATAAATTTACGCTCTACGTCTTGAGGTTTTTCGCTAGGAATAGACGCTTCACGCTCTTTTTTAAGTTCTTCACGCTCTTTGTTAAGTTCTGCTACTTGAGCTTCAAGTTCTCGAACTTTTACACCTGCTTCAATTGCTTGCTTCATGATTTCTTGTGTTTCGTTTACACCCATTTGTTTTTGTTCTCCTTTTTCTTCTTCTCTTACTTTTGTCACTTTAGCGCCTTTATTACTTGGTAACGGAGTAAGTGACACCTCCGTAATAGTAACATCTTTGTAGTAGCCTACTCCGTCAATTTCACGAGCTTTTACACCGTTAGCGTTAAAGCCAACTGAAAGCCCTGTTTCCTCAATCTTTTCGGCTGTGTACTGTTCTTCATCAACATAACCTGTCAAGATTACATTGTCCCCCTCGAGATGAACAAACCCAGAACCAATCTTTTCTCTATGACGGTTTAAGATATCTACTCCGTCGCCTGCGTTGGCAATGGACTCGATAACAGTACCGTGTGAATCAATTGTTCCCAACGGGTTCGCTATCCCTCTTACTGCTTTTACTTTCAATGTTTCCCCCTTTTGCCGTTGTTGATATATAAGCTACAAAATTTTCTTGGTTGAAAACGATGTTCTTATCGTGTTGTTTTAATAGTGGTAACACTTTTTGAATTGCGAAAGCGATAATAGTAACCTCATTACTTTGTCCATAAAGCAATTCTCGTGGCATTCCGTACTCACTCAAAGCAATTTCTATTGCAAGGTTTGCGTCATTTTGTAGTGAACCGCTATAATCTGGCTGAATCTGTTTGATATCATCATCTGAACCAATAACAGACACGCCATTGAACTCTCTGGCAAGTTGTTGTTGTTGTGTTAGACGTTCACGAATTCTGTCCCAAACTTCTTTCAAACCACTAGATACTTTAGTTTTCCAGTAGATTTTGATTTGAGCCTGTGAATCAAGACGTCGTCCAATTCCATTACTAGCCATTCCAAACATTACCCCAAACCGTTGAGGACTAGCACCATAGAAAGGGTTTAATAACATTTCATAGTCGTTTGTTCTAATAGTGACCTGTCTGCGGTTCGGTTCTCTAACTACAATGTTAAACTGGTCCGCATTTACTCTTTGAGCATAATACTTGAAACCACCATACCAAACACGATATACTTCTTGACCTTGTAAAGCCCAAAAGAATAAGTCTTCAAGTTTGGACGCTTCCGAATAATCAACATTATCAAAATAGGAAACTAAGCCCAATAACTTACCTAGTAACAAATCAGTTGTAGGGTTTTGGACTGTGAAAGTTGAAAAGCTCACATCTTCCGCTCTGCGTGAGAGATTGAATAAGCTCATTTACTTCCTCCTATTTTACTTCTCCTGAAGCCATGTCAATCTTACGACCAAACTCTTTTTCGATTTCTGCAATGAACATTGTATCAACTGGCAAATTAAGTTTAGCCCATTTGTTTTGATAGTTTTCCAACATACGAATTGTACGAATATGACGAACACTAACACCGTCAGAAACATACCAATGTTTAACTTTACCTGAATTGTCTAGTCCTTTAATAAGGTACATTTTTACTACTCCTTTTGTTTGATTATTTTGGTTTGAATTACTTGATACTGGTTTATTAAATAAGTCAAGTTCTGCCTGTCTGCGTCTTACTAAACCTTGTAGCACTTGACCGCCTGCATTACGATACTTCGGAATCATTGAAGCACAATAAGCATGACTGAACTCTGCCCAACCGTCAGCAACGAAAACATTACCGCAATTATAAGCCAATGAAACCAAAGCGTCAAATTCATTTTGATTTGCTTTGCCTTTTACATAAGCGTCAACCATAGGTGCATACTTATTATTTATGTCAATTTCTAGCTGGCTATCTGCTTGAGCTTGTGTCCAAGTTGTACCTGCCGTGACACCGTAATGTCCCCAACCGATAGTGTACATTTTTTCCCACGGTACTGGTTTATAAGCAGTCAACCGACAACCCTCGAACTCTTTAATCAAGTTCAAACCGTTTTGAGATATTTTGATATTACCACCTCCATTTTTGATTATTGTTTTTTATAAGGGAACAATTAACCCAAGTGTTCACAATATGTCAAGATGTTATAAGCGTCTGCCATGTTGTCATCTTTGCAATCAGAATCAACCAAGCCTGTGGCTTTTAAAAGCTCTAGACTTTCTTCTTTGCGTTGTTCTCGTTTGCCTGAAATAAGATGATAGCTACACCACTTAGAGTTATCTATGAAAGTATAGCCATTTACTAGACCGTCAATAGCACCGATAAAATAACCGTTACAATTTGCTAGCGTAATACTGTGCTTTCTGTTTCTTCCCATAATAGGAGTTTCAATGGCTAGATGATAATCTTTCAAGTCAAACTCATCAATAATATCTTTAATTGCGTTTACAATGTCAAAGGTACGTTCCCAAGCGTTCTTCTTAGGGTTATATGCTTTAATAGAACCGACATACAATTGACCGTCTTTTCTAAAAGCGTACCCTGTACCCTCGTCTTTCTTACTAGCGGTACTAAAATCAATAGCTAAAATTTTTTTCATTTCTTCCCTCTTAAATGGGTAGGCTATAAGAAGTCACGACTGCGTAAACATCTTCTTGACTTTTGTCAACGTTGACACCGTAGTCAGTTTTAGAAATAAACTCTAACACTTGTTTTAGTTCTACTTCATCATTAACAAAATAGATGTTTTTTTCTGCCATGCTTTTACCTCCCTCATTGATTATGGTATTATTATAGCATACTGTTTTTTTAGTTTTACTTTTATTGTACTAACAAAAGATTTAGATAGTTTACAATTTGATTAAATAATTTGTAACCAAAAAATAATATATTCCTAACTATTCCCACGGTTAAGCCATTCTTCTATTTTTGGCCCTGATTTTTTTGCTTGATTTTAAAAAAGCATGTGTTATAATAATATATATAAAAATTGAATACGTCTAAGACTTGTCTAATGTCTTAGAAATTGAGTATATGAAAACCGTACTGAATAAGGCGCGAGTAATGAATTAGGCAAAGCGGTAGCCCTGTGTGATGTCAATGGAAGCAAGTTCTAAACGTTCCCCCAACATAGGCAAAGTTAAATAAGAAGTTACCGCTTGGGTGTTCATCATAGCCAAATTGATGTGAGGATTGATTGAGTTACTAGCGCTGACATATTAATTGATTCAAGAGGGGGGGGATAAAAACTGCGTTTGCGTGGATAGTTATACCCTTTAGCAAAGTAACTAAAAAGAAATATTTGATAGCTTGAATTGTAATATAACTTCGGCTATAATTAAAGCATAGATAAAAAGAAAGAGGTTTAAATATGTTTATTGTTTATTGGATAATGTCAGCTATGTTTGGAATTGTTGCAAGCGTGGACCATTCTCTTTTCGTTGTTTGGTTCTTATGTTGCCTAGGTAACTTTATCTTAGGTTTAGTTGACTTAATAAAAGGGGGACATAAAGATTGACGGTTTTGGCAACTTTTGTCACTATAATTTTATTATTTATTTTTATAGTTGATTTTTTACTTATAATCGGTCTTATTATTACACTATGGAGGTTTTTCAAATGACAATTATTGACGACATCAAAGCAATTAACAAAGATATCAAAGAAGCAAAAGACTGGGAACAAATGGTTCAACGTGCTAAGTATTGGCTAGTTAAATTAAAAAACATTTACCCTGACTATGAATTTAAAACTTATTTTACACCCTTACGTGATAAAAATATCATTTTCATTGACTATAAAGTAAAAGGGGTTGATTAAAATGCAGGACTTGTTTAAACGTGTTATAACTGCTAAGGAGTTACAAGAAAAAGAGGACTTCAAAGGAGGGAATGAGTGGCTGATAGAACACTTGATACCACGAGGACAGGCAGGTCTAACAATTGCACCACAGAAATCTTTTAAAAGTTCCACGACTTTACAAATGGCTTTAAGCGTAGCTAAGGGTGTCCCCTTTGGCTATTTTAAAACTAAACAAGCGAACGTGCTTATAATTGACAATGAAGATACTGACTTCGTACTACACCAACGATTAAAGGCTTATAGTGATGTTCCTGATAACTTACATTTCATCACAGGGGGAATTTTTAAGCTAGATAACACAAACCACATGAACGGACTTTACAAATTCATCAAAGACAATAATATTAAGTTTGTTATTTTGGACAATTTAAAAGACATGCTGACAGACCGCAACACTCTCAATGACATGTCAAGTATGAATGACGTTCTGAATAACATAACACGCTTGAAGTTGCTCTTGAATGATGTAACATTTTTATTGATTGCACATGCTAGAAAGGACACAAATAATCAATCTTTAGAGGAAAAGAGTTTTAGAGTTAGAAGCACGCACGCTTTAGGGAGTTCGGCAATCGGTGCATGGTTTGAATTCTGTTTATGTCTAAGCCCTAAAATGGGAAAGAATAGCAAGTATTCAATTTTGACTGTTGAAGCACGTAACTATGCTTACGACAAAGAGGTTTGTCTAGGTTATATAGGGGAACAATTTCAAATCATAGACCCTACTGGAAACAAACCGAAAGAGATATTAGAGGAGGAACAAAAAGAGGGGGAAGAATACGAGGAAACAAAAAACGACGCAGAAAGTCTTTTAACAGTATTGCAACAAAAAGGAAAAGTAAATATAATTAACGATTAACCGTTTTGTCTTTGACATTGCGGTTTTTCTTCTGTATAATTAAGTCATCAAGTTAAGAGAGGTTACTCAATGGATAAACTAGAAAGAGAAAACAAAAAGCGTTGGGCTAGAAATCGTTTTGAATTTATGGTTCGTGACGCTGAAAGAATCAAACGCTATCTAGATTGTGGCGAAATTAAAAAAGCTGAGCAAAGTAGTAGATTTTTCAAAAGAAATATGTTAGAATTAAATAAACTAGAAAAGGAACTAAACAAATGAAAATTGCACTTGAAACACTTAATAAAATAGTTGTAAGACTTCAACAAAAAGAACCAGTAACAGACATTGAAAATGATATGCTTCTAGGGCTTCTAAATAACGTCTATATGTATTATAAACAAATGGAAGATATTTCTATGCTAGATGTCTTAATCGTTCTCTATGAGCGTTTAACAGGCGTTAAAACGGACAAAAAAGAAGAAGTAACACGCTTCATTGAAAACTTTAGTGCAAAAGGGCTTGTTAAGTTATTAGATAGCTTAGAACAAAAAGGGAAACGCCAAAAAGAAAGCAAAGTGGACGACATTTTTATCAATGAAACAAGAATGTACTACAAAGTAGTAGCAAACAAAATCAAAGAAAGAGGTATCAAATAATGGCAATTGAAAAAGTAGTTTATTATTATGATGACGGAACTAAGAGAGAATATCCACCACGATTAACAGACCTAGAACAATTAGAGGAGTTCAGAAAGTCAAAAGCCGATGTAACAGAAGTGTACGACTTCATGCAAGAACATTTAAGCAAGTTTGAAGCTAAGTTGAGTTTATGTTTTAAATATATGGTTGATGTTCTAGGCATGGAGGAACAACAAGCGAACAACACTCTGGAATTTTGGTGCGATGAATGGGGAGTTCAAAACGTTCATTTTATTGCAGAGGGAGGGGAGTGTAAAATCTGTGGCAAACAATGCAATGCTGAAAAATTATTCTGTTCAGAAGAATGTTACAAAAATTACATAGAATTGAAACAAAATGGTAATTGACATAGCTAAAAGAATTCGATATAATTAAGTCATCAAGTTAAGAGAGGAAACAAAAATGATTAAAGTGATTTACATTTTAGAGGACGGTTCAGACAGTTGGTTTTATGAAGTTGAAAAACTACGAACCGCAGTAGAATGTATTAGAGAAGATATGGAAGAAACAACAATGATTGCAAAAGCAGTTGTATTTGATGAAAGCAATATCAAAATTTTGGAGGTTAAAAGATAATGGCACAAGAATATTACGCAAATAAATATGGCATTCAATTAGAAGAGTTTCTAATTTGGGGTTCTGAATGGGACTTAAAATTTTGGCAATATAACTTCACAACTGGGCAGGGTTTTGCATTAACAAACGCCTTGAAGTATATTGTAAGGGCAGGAAAGAAACCAAACGAACCATATGAGAAAGACATGGGAAAATATAATGATTACATCAACATGGCTGTTCTAATGGGCTTTGAAAAAGAGGAAGCTGAAAACTGGGTAGCACTTCAAAAATCAATCTTTGAGGAGTTCAAAGGTAGAAAAGCAGAACTAGAAGAAATCAGAAAAAGAGAGGAAGCGAAACGTGTATAAATATTGTGCTTTAAATCGTCATAAATTCTTATGGTTTAAAACTTTTGAGGATATGGCTAAACACTTCGGTGTTACTGAAAGTTATTTAAAATTATGGCTGAATAAAGACAAACCTTTGAACGGTTGGTTTATAAAAGAGGTAAATTATGATTCTGAACTGGAACGACTTCAATAAATGGCGTGAAACTAGCCTAGAATATCATAAAATGTTAGGCGAACACAATTATACTAATGCACTAACGTTCTTTGAGTACGCTAGACAGTACTTTAATAGCAAAGGTTTTCCACCTCCTGAAAAGAAAACAAAAACAGGTAGAAAAGGAAAATATACATGGAAAGATAGCAAAGAACAATTAAAACAAATACATGAATACATCGGAGGTATCAAATAATGGAATTGACGGTAAAAGAATTGATTGAAAAACTTGAAAAAGTAGAGGACAAGAACGCTGAAGTTTTTATGGAATTTCCGGCTGACTTTTTAAGCGTTGACTCTGTTATTTTAGATAGCGAGGGCGACATTATTTTAACAAACATGATTGAATCACATCATTGTTTATGTGATAAATGTAAAGCAAGTGAAACAAAACTTTAATGGCTTAGTAATTGACAAAAGAAAGCAAACACGTTATAATTAGTTATACAGTTAAGGAGGAATAAAAAGTGTTGAACTTACTTTTAACAATTCTATTTATTTGGCTTGTATTTAAAGCCGTTGAAAATGTAGCAGAAGAACTTGGAAGATACATTAGAGGGTTCTTAAAATGGTTGTGGAAAATGTACAAAAAACATATTAATAAAGGAGTGAGCCTATAATGGAAATATGGAGGGTAGTTTCATCAAACGATAATTACCTAGTATCAAATTTAGGAAAAATAAAACACAAGAAAAAGAAAAAAGCACTAGTTCCTATATATGACAAAGACGGATATCAAACTGTTAAGCTATATAGAAACGGAAAATACAAAACTGTTAAAGTACACAGAATTGTAGCTTTTGAGTTTTGTAAAGGTTATGACGAAACAAAAGAAGTAGACCACATTAATAGAATAAGAAATGATAATAGGGCGGTTAATCTACAATGGTTGACACATGCACAAAATAACGCAAGAAAGGCAGAACATGGAAAGTAAAGTATTACAGATGATTAATGAAATTAAAGTACCAAAAAGTCAATACAATAGCTTTGGTAAATATAATTTTCGGAACAATGAAGATATTCAAACGGCTTTGAAGCCTATGCTAATGAAGTATGGACTAGTTGAAAGGGCTAGTACAGAAATGATTTCTATGAACAACGAACTAGCCTTACATGTTCATATTGACATCTTTGACCCTGAAAATACTAACGACATTACAAGCGGTGACGGTTTTGCAGTTATTGACGTAAATAAAAAAGGTCAGGACAAAGCTCAAGCGACTGGGGCTAGTCAATCATACGCAAGTAAATATGCTTACGGTCAAGCGTTGAAATTAGATGATACCAAAGACGCTGATAGCACAAACAAAGGTCAAAACAATGTTACACAACCTAAACCACGACCAAAAGCGAACTATCTTTACAATTTGAGCGACTTGAAAAAGAAAGTAGCAAACAAAGAGATGTCAAGCGACCGTGCAAACGAGCTTTGCAAACAAGGAAAAGTAAACATGAATGCTTAATTCTTGACAAAAGAAAATAAATACGTTATAATTAAACTATCAAATAAAGAAAGAGGAATAAAAAAATGAAAATCATCGAAACTTTGAAAGTAAACGAAATTAACACAAAAGAAGTTGAAACTGCAAAAGGAACTAAAAAAGTTCTATCATTTAAAGCATATCCATTTGAGCATTATATCGGAGGTATTTGGCTTCCTGATAGCGTAAATTATGGCGACATCGTAACTGTGTTTATTGACCAAATTAAAGCCGAAACAAAAGGGGATAAAACTTACTACAACGCTTCATTTGCAAAAGTTACGCCTGAATTTAACCTAAACCGTGACAATAACGAACCACAAAACAATACGGTTGACTTGTTCGGTGGTGGTTCTCCTGCTGATATCCCTGACGAACAATTGCCATTTTAAAGGAGTTCAGCTAATGGGATACGACTACGAAATGATATTAGATGAAGTAGACAAATTAAGTCTACAAGGACGAGTAGAGGAAGCAAAGGAACTTGTTAGAGAACTTGTTCCCCCTCTATTCGCAGTTGATTTTACTAACTTAATGGAATTAATTGAAAGGAATACATACAAACTATGAAAATCAGTAAAGAAAAACTCACTTTTTTAAAAAATGCACCAATTATCACTTTGGAAACTATCCACGATTTATTAGAAGTAAAACAACACATCAACAATTATCAACGCAACACAAACAAAAAATACGGTCTAGACCTAAGAAAAGACGAAATAATTAACCGTGAAATTGCTGATATGATTATTATTAACACGCTAGGGAAGTTAAACATGCTAGCTGAACAATCTTATTTCTTGCGTTTGGTACGTAATACCGAAGCAAATAGTCCTAAAGTTCGCAAAGCTGAAAAGTTCGCTGAAAAAGCCAATCTAGCTGATAAAATTGCTGAAATGCTTGATTTTGTCTTTAATAATTCAACATTATGTTTTGATGAAACTGAACTATTCCACTTCATTAGAAATCAAAATGTCCAAAATCTTGAATATTTCAGTAGCAAAGGACGCAAAGAATGGTTCTCTAATCGTGTTAAATGGTTGTTAGATACTTACAAAGGTGGTGTAAATGATTAACTTACAAAATAAAAAAATGGACATCAAAGACTTCTTAGAAGAGTTAGGTTTTACAGTTAGTTTGGACTATGAAAGAGAACCAATGGGCGTGATGTTTGCTGAAATACACCCTATTGTTAGTCAAGTAAGCAACAATGCAAGCATTTATCAATCGTTTAGGACGCTTGAAATTGAACTTATGGTAATTTGTACCGAAGAAACAGAAAATAGCTTATACAGGGCTGTACAACTCTTGAGTGATGAACATTATTTATACGCAAACACTATCACAGACAACACTAATATTATCAAATTAAGAGGTAACTACTATGATTAATGAAAATACATTGAATTTTATCCGATTCTCTAGCGGTTTTAATAACTTGAAAAAAGAAGAACTTGAAGCATTTGCTGAAAATGAAATTTTTGAACTTAATGAATACAACGCAAGTGAGGGACAACAAGGAAAATACTTCTATACTTTGGAAGATGTCAACACAAACGGAACGCTTAAAAGCTATATTATTGAATGTCTAAAACTTTCGTTACAAACACGTTGGGGGAACAATTTAGAGTACCACATCGACCGAAAAACGAAATACTTGAACAAATTAACTGGAATGCAAGTGTAACATAAATTTAATTTGACAAACTTAAATAAAAGCTCTATAATTAATAATATAAAAAAGAAAGAGGAACTAAAAAATGAAACTAAAAAATCAAATCGAATTACTTAATGACACTTTGAAATTACATGATGAAAAAGTAAATGAACATTTCCCAAAAGATGAAAAACAAATTCCAGCTTATGCTAAAGCTCAATACATGGACTTGTTTAGTATGCTTCAAGAAGTTGCTAAAGCGTACGAGTTTACGGCAAAATTCCACAAAAAATCTTTAAAAGCTCTTGAAATTCTTGTTACCAACTTAAATGAGCATTCTGAAATGGTCAACGAAATCATGGACGAAACAAATTATAAAACTTGGACCAAAGCACAAGATGAACATTACACAGGAGTGTTTTACTACGATTTGCATTTCACAGTTGAAGAAACAATTGAAGAAATGAAAGAGGTGTAAAATGGAACTGCAAGAACGAGAAAAAGAAATGTTAATGTTTTACGCTTTCAGAATCGGCTACTATTCTAAACCTGAACGAATTGAAGCACGTGAAGCAATCAACGAAGATTTGAACGATTTGCTAGATGAAAATAAAATAAGCATAGAAGAATATAACACTATGCACGAAGAACTTGATAAACTTGACAAAGAACAGTAAGGAGGTATAAAATGATTTATGTTATTTACATCGTATTGTTTCTTTTATATAGTTGGTTCTTAATTGAAACAGGCAAAGCAACCGCTAAAATGAAAGACACAATAAAATTAGTTATAACTGGAAAACCTGAACAAGTTAAGGAAGCTATTAAAGCAATTAATGAACAAGAATTAATAAAATAGAAAGTGAGGTCATAACTCTTCAATTATATGCCACTCAAACGAGTGGTTTTTTTGTTTGGTTGTTGATTAGATACCCCTTGCTATATAATACCCCTGTAAGCTCATAGTTTGGCTTGTATTGCATTTTAGATAATTTCTAGGATAATGACAAGGAATAGACCTAAACACGCAAAATAAAGCCTGTCTCTTATACACATCTCCGAGCCCACGAGACCGGAGCCTATC